CACTCGCAAGTACTCTCTAGACCGCGCGGCGCTCTGTGACCGCACAGCGGCCCGCTACCGCGCCTTGTTTTGCCCTGCGGACAAAATCTCCTGACCGAGCCGCCTCTGGCGGCGCATAGTGCCAAGCGTGCGGCGTCCACCGCACAAGGAAGGAACTTGATCGATGACAGAGCTTGCCCTGATTGCGCACTTGTTGATCGTGTGGGCGACGGGTTGTCGGGAGGTCACAGGGACGGATTTGAGGCATGGACAAGTGGAGTATGTGCTGTGCCCTGGCGACCGTGCGGTCGCCGAGTGGCACCAGGACCGGGCATCATGTGATGATGCCCTAGCGGCGATCCTCGGTCGATTGGGACCCCATGGCATTGCCCGTTGTGTCCCACGCGTGCGACGCAGTCGCGCGAAGCTCCCAAGATAACCAACCAGATCGATCGAAGATCGATCTTTGCACCAAATGAAAAAAATGATTGCAATTCCCCTTCCCTCATGCTAAAACACCCCGCAGCAATCGAAAAGGGACCCCCAAAAATGCCCAGTGGCCACTATCTCCGCCCTCAACATCTCACCTACGACCAAGCCAACGCGCGAGCGCGTACAGCAATCAACTCCTTGGTCGCCGAGACCATCACCGCGCTCCAACAACTAGGCATCTCCCGTGACATTGCCTTCCGTTCTAGCTTCACGCGCGAGCGAAAGAACGCCCAGAACTCCCTTCGCACCCTGATAATGGCAATCGAAGGTCGATCGGCCACGGGCCGATCAAGGGACCAACAATGACAACTCCCATGAGTAAATCCCAACTAGACCGATACCGGGAACAGGCTCTATTTGGTGACAACTTCTGGTCCTGGGATGCGGAAGAACTAGTCGATGAAATCGATCGGCTTCGCGCGACAGAAGCCTGGCAGCCAATCTCAACAGCTCCATGGGACGAGTTCGTCCTACTGTTAGTCCCAAGCGGGTACAAGCGACCAGAATGGGACTACGTCCAGTGCATCCGACACTCCGACGGCTACCACAATCGTAAATGGACAACTGCCCAGAATGATCACTTAACTGATAGTCACACAGGCGAGGTTGCTTATTGGAGACCGATGTTGGAGCTACCGATCATGGAACAAGAGACATAGAAGGGACCACGAAGATGAACAATCCAGAGCAAAAAGAATTCGAGATCGAGATCGCAGTCCGTGGAACGATCTACCTCCGACTAGCTGCATCAAGCGCCGAAGAAGCCGAGTATGAAGCTCGCGCGATGATTGAAACCGGCGATTTCACCAAGAACAACATCGAAGACATCGAACTTGTCGACTTCACTTCGATCATCGAAGACTAACTGCACTATGTCTGTCCTCCTTCGCACCCTCCTAGCCACCGGCAGCGTGTTCTTGTATCTGGCTCAATCACCTTGAGCACTTATATTACCGCTCTTGTCCTAACTGCTTTAATCTACATGGTAGTCAGTTAATGAGGCGTAAAAAAGGAACTAGACGCGGCAAGCGATCCCTCTCTCCCATCGAGGCAGCACAGGTGAAAGCTAGCTTGTGGGAGGGAGTGAAGGGGGTTCGAATTGCTGAAAAGTGGGATGTCACATCGCCGACGATCACGCGGATAAAGAGTGGGGAGATGTACGAGAACATCCCGTGGCCGGATGGTTCCAAAGGGGGTCTCTCGCGGGCACGTGAGAAAGCCCTCCGAGAATTCAACATCGCTCCAGCCTCAGCAGACACCTTTCTAGACGAACGTCGACAAGAGGCACAAAAGGAAGGCCACGCTGTCGACGGCCGCACGCCCCTCGAAGATCAAATGCACCAAGCCCTCGCCGCCCTTGGCCTTTCTTTCGAAACCATCGAACGCGAACGCATCGAAGAAGAAGAAGGCCAGCTAATCGCCGCTCTAAACCACCCCCATGAACTAGCACCAGGGGAAAAGGCACAGCTCAAGCCGCAACAATTCCCTGTAACAGCCCCCATCTATGAGACCTTTTCTTGGTCCGATGTAATGAGCCTCGCACCCGGTGCTCCATTGGTCCTAGAGGCAGACGAAGAAGACGATAAGCGCTTGCAAAAGGCCCTAGGGATAGCTCTCAAGATGCTCCCCCCGGATAGCTGGCACGGACCAGCTCTTGAGGTCATTGTACAAGGACTGTTGTTGCAATTTCCAGAAGATCAGCCGTCGGCCGATCCAGAAGAAGGTACTAAACAGTATGAAAGCTAACCAATTAGCACCTAGTTGGGGAGGTGTCCAAGGGCATCTTTCTACCCTTTATACGATCCTTGGGAAAAGTGCCCTGTTGCTGGAGAGGGACAAGGAAAAGGAACAAGCGCGCGGCTCGCGGGCCGCGAGCGAGGACCGAGACAACAGCTCCAGCAACACCAATCGAAAATGAGCTACAAAGGCAAAAGGGTCCTAGTGACTGGTGCCGACGGCTTCATCGGCTCTCACGTGTGTGATCACTTGCTGCGGGAAGGTGCTGTCGTAACTGCACTCGCTCAATATAATAGCTATGGAGATTGGGGCTGGGCGCCCGCTGGCGCAGAGCGCCAACATGGGGACATCAGGGACCTTCCGCAGATGCTTCGCATCTGCTATGGGCAAGAAATCGTCTTCCACCTAGCCGCCTTGATCGAGGTTCCTTACTCCTTCCAAGCCCCTCATAGCTACATTGAAACAAACACGACTGGTACTCTTAACATCTTAGAGGCGGCGCGTGCCGCCGGTGCCGAGCGCTTCGTCCTCGCTTCCACAAGTGCCATCTACGGTTCCCCCTCTCCTTACATCGCGAGCAAGCTGGCGGCGGAAGAACTAGCAAGAAGCTATCATAGACCTGATTTCTCAGCGGTCTCCCTGCGGCTCTTTAGTCCCTACGGTCCCCGACAGACTGAGCGCGCCGTCGTCGCCCGAACAATGGCTCAGGTCCTCGATCCCACGTGCGATACGATCGCACTCGGCAATCTCCGACCGCAGCGAGACTTCATCTACATCGATGACGTCGTGGGAGCATTCCTTGCCGCCGGCATCACGCCTGCCTTGCAAGAATATCCCTATGGCATAGGAACAGGCGTCCTGACGACAATCGGAGAAATGGTCGAGATCGCTCAACGAGCAGCTGGCACCTCTAAGCCAATCAGTTCCTCCGCGAGCATCTCACTGCTTATAGAGCAGGAAGCGTTCTCTGCCTACCATGAGCCTTTCACCATAACTACCGACTGGACCCCAACGACAACTCTTCACGATGGACTAACAAAAATAACTCAACACTACCAAAGGACACACGCAGGATGAACATCACCACGATCACGGTTACGAGGGCGGCGAAGGTCAATCTCGGAAACTATGAAAACGTCGACATCAGTGTAACGATGACCGCACAGGTCGATGAAGACGCCGCACAAAAGGATCCAATCGTTAATGCAAGCGCCGTCAGCGAACTAGTCGGAGCCGCTCTCCGCGTGGAACTCGAGGAACTCCTTACGCGAATAGGCAAAAGTCCCGCAGCTGCCAGTCGCTTCGGCGTCTAGATCGATTACATTATCTGGGGATGCACGATGAGCAAGTTTGAGGAAATAGAGAATTTTATAGAAAAGCTCTTAATAGTGGGTTTTATCTTCGGACTTGCAATCGCCGGAGTTTACTTTGGGGTAATTGCTACACGGGATAATATATACGAGCAAGAAGTCCCACAAGAGCACTCAGCACCGCGAACAATTAGCTAGCCCCCCAGCAACCATCCATGCTATAATCCGGTCTTCGACAATTTAACACATTCAAGAAGGAAGCACAAGATGACCACCGCTAATGAAACCATCACGGAGCTTGTTGCGAAGACCAAGGACGAAGGCGGCGCCGAAGTCACGATCAAGGCAGAGGTCAAGCTGTCAGGAGCCATCGAGGACCTTTTAGAAGATTATGGTGCTGACGCCGTCGCACATGCTGCCCGCTCGCACATCAAGCAATCGATGCTCAACTTGATGAAACGCTGCTGGATGACTGGAATGAACAACGATGGCATTCAAGACGCCGTCGACAAGTGGAAACCTGGCACTCGGCGCTCCTCGATCGATCCCGTCGTCAAGGTCCTTAACAAGTTCGACGGGCTTACTCCTGAACAGAAAGAAGAACTCCGGGAACGTCTCGCAGCCTAGCTGCGAGAAGGGTGCAGGGAGCATCGTAAGATGCAATGTCGTTCATCATGACATTGACAGTAGCTCAGAGGACAGAGCGTTCCCGAACGCGTGTGATGATCGTAAGTACGGAAAGGTCGTTGGTTCGAGACCAACCTGTCTGTTGCATGCGTACTGAGCATGTGATCCTGCATCCACCTTTTTGGTCGCCCCTGGCGACCAAAGTGCAGGCGGTGTGGAAAGCAGACACACGCGGGAGCACCACGGATGAATGCTCTGACCGAACAAAGACCTGAAATGCGGCAGGAAGGACACATAGTGGGACTCCAATGCCAATCAGGAAGAGCCAGAGTAGCGCCTGGCCCTGCACTTTGGCTGCCTCTGGCAGCCAATGGGATGCAACTAATGGGAGCCACGTGGGGCAAGCCGCAACTGTCCCTTCGATCTAGCAAGAGAGTTGCGTAGCTAGATCACTCTGATGAACAACAAGCTGGGAGTAGAGTGCCCCCACTCCTCCTCCCAGCCGGGGACTGTCTCGGTTAGGTCCCTTTCCTGGACAGTCCCCACCCTTCGTGCTTCGCACGAAGAACAGGGAGCGCAGCGACCCCCACTGCAAGGAGCAAGGATAGATCTTATGCGACATTGGTGGAAAATATGTCTAGCAGCAGGATTATTCGTAGGGCTTATTTTGATAATTTTATCGATTGAGGTTCATAGCGATAGAGCCACTAACGTCGCTATAGAGCCCAACTATTGTGCATTAGCCCCAGCAATGATAGCGGTAAATATGGGCCTTTATGCGACGTACATGGCGCTGTGTTCAGCACAAAGGAGCAAGCAGAGTAAGGTAACTAGGGAACAAGCCAGTGGCCATCAACGTAACTAAACCCTCCATAATGCACCTTGCAGGTTGGGAAGAGACCCATTGTCAAGCTTGCGGTCGAGACCTTCAACCAGGTGACTTTGTCGTCAGCACAATTCTTGCATACAAACAACCTGCTCTGCTTGCACTAAGATGTACCTATCAGGAGCCGACACAGGGACCCCAAGAATGATACTAATTCACCTGTCCGATGTAAGCCGATGGCGTAGTTGGTTCGCCTGGCGTCCAGTAATTATCGGCCCAGATTTAGTTTGGCTTGAACGCCTTGAGAAGCGTTTCCATTGTATTGATCCATATCACATAGGCTGTTTTTGGGAATACCGAAGAACACCTACCGTCGAGCGCGGAACGCGCGCGCCGAAGGGAACATAACCCTATGACCCCAGCTGACGTCTTCGTCCTAGTGATCTATTTCTGTTGGTTCTCTTGCCCAGCGCATGATGCCGTTGTGCAAAATGCTCGCGAGTACGCCACACAGCAAGAGTGCAAGGCACAAGCGCCAGTGGGCATCAAGTTCGGCCTTCAAGCCATCAGGCGATCAGTCCCACAACAATTTACTATCCGTTACAAGGCGACATGCCTGAGCAAACGCTCCCAGGAGCTTCGCTCCAGGGGCATTGAAGAGAAGGAACTATAATGAAACCTCTAATTACATGCCCAGGTTATTCAATGAGCGAGGCCCGTAGAGATGGCACTAGCATTGTTCTTTTCTCAGCGTGGAAGCAACCGGGCGTCTGGTCTTGGTGCGCTGGGCAATGGATCCGCGGCGGACCCGATGGAAGATTACTTTCTTGGCAAGATGGAGAGGGGGAACATAACCCGAAGGGTTGGGTTCCCCTTGAGGAATTCGACGATTACGAAGCTCTTATCCCAGAGGACCTCCTTTTGGTCCTTGTTGCACAAGTTAAAGAGTTAAGAGAAAGGAAACAGCACAATGAGCGGTAGCGCAGCGATCTTAAATGGTTTTGTTTTTGTGGCCCTGCATTGTTTTGGGGAGGCGTGTCCGGGGTTGGAGGAGCACGTGTGGACGGAGCGAATTTTTCCGACCGAGGAGGTCTGTCAGGAGGCCGCCGTGGCCGCCATCAAGGGCTTCCGCCGGTACTACACCCATAGGCTGGGCCATCCGCCAGACGTCCTCCAGGGGCAATGCTGGACCATCGAGAAGTGGAACACCAAGCACCCCGAGTTCCGCTTCCCTGAACCCTCCTCAGAGCACCCGCGTCCATGAGCGCCGAGCAACGCTCGGCCTGGCGCCTCTACGACAACAGCCGCCTCGAGGACTACCGCAAGTGCGAGCGAATGTTCTATTGGCGCCACGTGCGTGACCTTCGCCATGAACTGACCGGCCTCGAGCTTGTCTTCGGGCAAGCTTGGCACTCTGCGATGGACACCGTGTGGGCGGCCTGTTGCCGTGTGCGTGGCACCGCGCCGATCATCACCAAGCTCGAAGATGCTCCCGCGATCGTCCAAGAAGCCATGAAAGCCTTCCGCACCATATGGTGCGAAGAGCACAACCTCCCCGACGAAGATGATCAAAGCACCCTTAACAGCAAGGGTCGCCCACCTGCACGAAGTGCAATCGTCGCACGCGCGATGCTCCATCATTACATCATCGAACGGCTGCCCTTTATGGCCAACTTTGATCTCCTTGAGGTCGAACTACCATTTGCTGTCCCCCTGTCGGCAGAGCCGACAGACGACAATCTTCTCTACGTGGGCAAAATCGACAAAGTAGTCCGCAACGTCGAAGGCCAAGTCTTCGGCATTGAACACAAGTCAACTGGCTGGTACGACGCCCAGCGCACGTTCCGCGCCCTATGGGAAGACGGCTTTAATCCTAACAGTCAAATCGAGGGCTACTTCCATGCCCTTCGAATGCTCTACGGCGATAGCTTCCATTCAATCACCGTCGATGGTGCTCTAGTTCACCAAGGCCACGTTACCAAGCCGGAGCAGTTCCAGACTGCTTTCACTCTGCTCCCGATGCGCCGTATACCAGTCCAACTAGAAGCTTGGCGGTGGGAAACTCACCGCCGGATCAATTACCTTGAAGCTGACAAGGAAGCTCTAGCTCAATGTCATGACAGCGAAGCTGTTATGAAGGCGTTTCCTAAAAAAACCGAAGCCTGCACGCTCTATTTTCGCAAATGCCCCTACATGGACCTTTGTCGAACGGTTGCTAATCCTTTGAGGCTCCCTGATGATCCACCACCGGCTGGCTACTGCAAGGAGCATTGGAGCCCAATTGAGCCTCTCCATTTGGGTAAATTAGGAATAAGTGAGGAACAGTAAAATGCACCCTATAAGCGCGCGGCGCCTCCGCGAATGGTTAGTCCAAAATGTAGAATTCATAGAGCATACAAAGTTCCTTAAGGATGAAGGACGTGTAATTTTGAGGGAGCAGAAAAGAGTGTATCTACAAGTACAAAGGGCCTTGGAAAGGGGAGCCTTTAACTTTGTCGAACAGCTTGATGACATCGATGTCGCAAAGGAAAGAGCAGATGACCACTAGCCCCCGCTACCACCTTCGAGCCCATTCCGTCGACAGCGAAGGCAACAAGACCAACGGCGAACACCTTTATCCCTCACTATCAGCTCTTCGCAATGAGATCTTGTCCCTTCTAATGTCCATCGAGAAGGACCCCACACTAAAGGACCACGTGGTCGTTCTCACGATCGACGGTGCCAAGAAGGAACAACCCTAATGACCACCACCCTAGCAGCAACCTTCATCATTGTCGGAGCAGTCCTAATATTCGTCGGTTGGGCACTCTCGATTAGAGATAGGAATAATGAAAACAAAAAGTAAACAACTAGCTGTCCTTCTCCTCCCTGTTCGCACAGGGGACAAGGAGCTGGAGAAGGAACAGGTAGAGGTCGCAAACGCTGCTGCTGAACTCCTCATGCGTGGTGGCCTCCGGGCGATGTCTATAATGGCCACGAGCGATCAACTTGCGGCCATGAGCCCGCTCATTGAGAGCGATTGGGTCTACTATCATGATCCTTTCCTCGACCGCGCGGACGTCATCTACATCCTGTGCCTGCCCGGCTGGGAAGATGATGAACTATGCAAGCGCGCGCTCGCCTATGGCGAAGGGCACAAGAAACCGATCGTCCTTATAAGTGTGGAGAATTTGTAATGTCCACGAGTTATGATTTCACCGATGAGCACCTAGACCTTGACGGAAGCACTAAACATCGCAGCTCACTCCATGCAAATATAAGAGCAAATAATATTACAATAGGAATTACTAACTCATGCGGTAAGGAAGTTAAATATTGTCAGTTTGTGTTAGTAGGGGAAAAATTAGAGACCTTTGTTAGAGCAATTAAGGGGACCTTGTAATGTCTGACGTCTTTCTACAAAAGCGCGGCGCCCTAGTGCGCGGTGGGTCAATGAAACAAGATGAAAGCCTAATAATGACCTTCAATGGCTCGACAATTGCACTCTCTCTACTTAACGAAGACGAGAGCGGCCAACGATACACACAGATGCTCCTAAGTGGAGATAACTACGATATCTTTATTCAAGCAATTAAGGAGCATACTAGAGATGCCTGAACAAGAGGTCATGATATGAAAAATGTAACAGTGAGTATTCGTAATTGGCCTTCTATAAGTCTGGATACTCACTACGGAGGGGAGTGGATGGAAATAAAAATCCCGATCGGGAAGATGCAGGAATGGATTACTTCTCTCCAAGAGGGCCTAGATGCTGCTTGGAAACGCGGGGTAGAGGGGAAATAAAATGCCCAAAAGATCAATCCTAGCAATCGGTGGTCCAGGCAGTGGGAAGACAACGCAGTTGCGCACCTTCCCCGGTCGCAAGTTCGTCTATCAGTTCGATCCGATGACACTAGCGGCCCTTGGGGACGTCGAGTTCGAACACGCAGCTTTCGTTCCAAGCGCCGAGGAACTAGACATCTCCGTAAAGACCCTTAAAACTGGCGTCGGAGACAAGAGCATCAGGAAGCTTGAACCTACGGCCTACTTGCGCTTCCAGGACGACCTCTACGAGCGCCTCGCACGCAATTTCTTCGATGACTTCCCCGTCGTCATGCTCGACAGCCTAACAACCTTTCAGATGATCGTCATGGATCGAGTGATGCACTTGAGCGGTCGCCTAGGAAAACAGCCTGAGCAAGCCGACTGGTCCGCACAAATCGCCAACGTAACAAGCGCGATCAGGATCCTCAGCGATCTCCCTTGTCAATACCTCTACCTGACCGCTCATCACCAGTACACACAAGATACAACCACCAAGCGCTTGTACAATAAACCCGAAATGACTGGCAAGCTACGTCTCTATATTCCTAGCATGGTAAGTGACATCTTCGCCCTCTCATGTGCCAGCTCGGCACATGAAGAAAAATTCATTATGCAAACCCGTCCCTCCCGTGAAAACCCAATCGTTCGAACAACAATGAGAGGACTAGAATATGAAGAGGACATTACCATTCTGGACTGGAACAAGCCCACCGACTACGGCCTCGGGCGATTATTCGAAAAAGGACCAAGAACTCGCCCAAAAGCTCCCCCTACTCTCACCGGACGTGCTTCCCTTCGCTCTTGACCACATTCGCTCGATCGAGGACCTAGCGCAAGCTGAACTTCGCTTTGAATGCACTGAGCAAGCACTCAACCTCGCCACCTGCAATCTAAAAAGGAACCACTAAATGCCCTTCATTGAACAAGCCGTCGGAGATGCGCAGGAGCAAGAGACCGTCCCTGCTGGACGTTATCAGCTCCGTGTAGATGCCGCTGACCCGCATGAGAAGGAAGAGACTGGTTCACAGTCGATCCGAGCGCGGATCTCAGTACTTAACTCTCCTCCTGGTATCATTCCCAGTGCAATCTTTCACTTCGTTCCCCTCGTGACTGGTAACGAAGTAGATGAAGAAAAAAGACAAAACAAACTCCGCTTCCAAGCTCGTTTCCTCTACTGGTTTGGCATTCCTCACGACGAGAATGGCTTCAACGACGAAGACTTCCTTGGCGCGGAGAGCATTCAAGATCTCGCTGTGACCGAGGAGCCGTACAACGGAGAAATGCGAAACAGCATCAACCTTCCGCCTGTTCCTAAGAACGCTCGCTAAGGGCGTCTCGGCGCCCTAGTCCTGGTCTAGTACCCCTTTCCTCCCTACTAGACCAGGACGCTTTTTCAAGAAAGGACCCCTATTGGCAACCTACGACGGACGAGCTGACGCCGTAATCACCTTCCGCATATCGCGCCCCTTGAAGGCCCGTTGGGACCATGCTTTCCCATGGGGAACAAAGGCCCGCATCCTTATGCAGCTTATCGATCTTGTCACAACAGCAGTCGAAAAGGACGGCTCTCCAATGATCGGAGCCCTCCTTAGTGGAGACTTCCAACTAACTTATCTAAAAGGCGGAAAATCATGGGAGAAGAAGTAAATCTTACTGCGTTCGCGCGGGATGTCCTAGAACTGACCGGGGATATATGCGAGATAGATACTTGCGATATCCAAGATCTAGCAATCAAGCATGGTCTCCTTTATGGACGGCCTCTTACAAATGAAGAGGTAGGTCTTGACCGCTTTCAAGACTCTGACCTAACCGCAGGTGATATTATCGCACTCCCCACAGAAGCCTTTCAAGCACTTATTGATGGGGCAGAAAACTCCAAATGACCCAGCGCCTTGAGGACATATTTCCAAATTTCCTTCAACTAGCGCCCCAGCAGGCGCTAGCACATGTATGCGCCATCCGAGAAGATCGCCAACGAAGCAAAGTCGCCCAGCGCTCGGATGTTCGCAAGAAGCGCGCCCTTGAAGTTAACTACCTGGATAAACTTATCAAAGATCTAACCCCTGAAGAACACACGACGTTCCTCAAAGAAATAGGACCTCAGTGATGACCCGAGAACAGCTACTTCGTGAGGCCATAGCGGTTAGTAAAGATCGCGCCAAGAGCCATGGAGCCTTTGATGAGGGAATGGAGAAGTTCGCAGAGTTTCTTACTGCCTACTTTAGAGATCGTAAAGGGATTTGCTTTGGCCCGTCCGAGGCTGCTGTCATTTGTATGCTTTTGAAAATCTCCCGCCTCGCGAATAGCGATCACTCGACCCCAGACACCTGGATCGACCTCGCCAACTACGCCGCCCAAGCTGGCCACTTAGCAATAACTATCCCCTCCTCATCAATAGCCGAAGAGCTGGATAAACTCTACGAAACGAGCTGGGAAGAGGCAATAGGTAGTGTATCAACTATAACTCTGCCTGGAGCAACAGACGAGCCGAAGAATGCAGACTAGTCCATGGTCTGAAGGCGATCCAGCGAAGGCTAAATTGTGCCTCATTGGTGAAGCTCCTGCGCGACAGGAAATGCGCCAAGGTCGACCATTCGTTGGCCCCGCAGGACAAGTTCTCAATGAATGCCTAGCAGCCGCTGGCGTCTTGCGGCAGGAAGTGTATATAACGAATGTCTTTAAGACGCCGATCGCGTCGGGGACAAAACACGTCAAACCAAATGGATGGACCTCTGAGGAGTTCCAAGTCGCCCGCTCTGATCTCTTGGAACGACTACGAGAGGTAGTCGCTCCCATCCTGGTCCCCATGGGCACAGTTGCTCTCCGTGCGCTATCCCCACAGACGGCCATTACTAAGTGGCGCGGATCGCCTATCTCAGACTGGAGTGTGCCGGGAAAGTTCACTATTCCAACCATTCATCCTGCTGCCGTCCTCAGAGGAGCCTTCATCTGGCGATACCTGATCATTGCCGATCTCAAGAAAGCCAAACGGTTCGCCCTCTCGAGCGAACACCGCGCGCCAGAGAGAACACTCTTCATAAATCCATCCTTCAAAGAAGTCATGCGTTTTCTCCACGTTCCACAGCCTAATATAAAACAAACAGTAGGCATCGATATCGAGACAAGTCGACATCAAGTTAGTTCAATTGCCTTCGCTCCACGTCCGAACTTAGCAATGTGTATACCGTTCATTCAGCTGGGTGGCGGGCTTTGTTGGTCAGTGGAGGAAGAGCAGCAACTATGGCATGCAATTGCAAGCATTTTAAAAAATCCGGCGATCGAAAAAATAGGACAAAACTTCTCCTTCGACATGTCCTTCCTCCTGCAACAGAACAAGATCCACACTGTCGGCCCCGTGCAAGACACAATGATCGCGCATCACATTCTTTATCCTGACTTTCCCAAGGGCCTCGATCTATTAACCAGCCTACACACAGACGAACCTTATTACAAAGCTGATGGCAAAATCTGGAACCGCCTAGGAGAACTCGACCAACATGGACTAGATAACTTCTGGCAATACAACGCAAAAGATGCAGCTTGTACGCTGGAGATCTGGAACATTATGGAAAAGGAACTCCATGAGGAAGGCTATTGGGACCAGTACCGGCGCACGATGGACCTGCTTCCGGTCCTCATGTACATGGGACTAAGGGGAATGAAGGTCGACGTCGCTGCACTTGAGCAAACAAAGAAGGACATCCGCGCGAAGATCGAGGATGCCGAGCAGCGATTGATCGACGCAAGCGACCATCCCTTCAACCCACAGTCCCCGAAGCAATGCCAACAGTACTTCTACGAACATAAAGGCTACCACAAATACACAAACCGTTCTACAGGTAAGGTTACCACCGATGACAAAGCAATGGCCTCGATCGCGAAGCGCTACAACGACCCTGTCGCGAGAATTGTTCAGGAAATTCGTTCCCTTCGGAAGTTCGAAGGAACTTATCTTGAGGCTGGGTACGACAACGACGAGCGACTGCGGTGTTCTTACAATCCTCGTGGGACGCGTAGCGGTCGTCTGTCCTCCTCCCAGACGATCTTTGGAACTGGACTAAATTTCCAAAACCTCCATCCAGAATTCAAGCACTTTCTTGTCGCCGACTAGCAAGGAACCCAAACAATGGCCCTCTATGAAGTCCTGATCAATCAAGACTACACAAAAGAAACCGTCTACTCTGTTGAGACTGGAGATATGATCTCTGCACTATCGATGGCGCTTGAGGAATATAAGGTCGAAGGTGACACAACAGAACCAACACAAGTTCGCGTCCGGCTACTTGAAGGCAAGTTCTTGAGGAGGCAGTAGTGAAAATAGCAATCGTCGGCCGGGGCCTCTCCGTAGCAGAGTTCTTCCACGAAGAGGAAGCCTACAACCGTGTCCCTCGCAATCACGACTACGATCTCATTTGGGCCATAACGACGGCAAGCATGCGCATCTATAGTGACCTAACCATCTCCATGCGAGATGCAACTATCGCTGCCCGCGAGATGCCTGTCTGTTGGGATAACACATTGAAGAGAAGCCGCAAGGTCCTGGTCACAAAGGCCCCACCGGGGGATGATCGCTTTATTGAATTCCCCCTCGAACGCTACGTCGAGGAATTCAAGCAGTACCCGCGTGCCCTCAACTACCAAACCACCTCTGTCTCCTATGGCATCTGCTATGCAATGATGGAAGGGGCAACAAAGATCGGCCTCTACGGCTGCGACTTCGCTTGGCCGAACAGGAAAAGCCTCGAAGATGATGCCTCTTATCAGTCGTGCGCTGCCTTCTGGATCGCGATTGCAATGTCCAGGGACATCGAGGTCCATGTCACCCCAGGAAGCACTCTCCTGAGCAGCCGCGATCGCACCATGTACGGCTATGGGGCCGAAGAACAACCTAACTTTAGGGAACTCCTGCGATGACAGAATGGCAGCCTATTGAGACAGCACCAAAAGATGGTAGGTGGATCTTGACCTGGACAACAGACATCAGCCACGCCTTCAGTCCATATTTAGTGGTGCGATGGAAGGGGAATGAGTGGTGCTATGAGGCAGGAAAAGATTTTTTCGCACCAACTCACTGGACGCCATTACCAGAACCGCCGAAGGAATAACAACAATGAAACACTTCATAGACACGATCTCTTTTCTTCTAGGACTAACGATAGCCGTGGGAATTCTCATTCTCGTGGCCGGCGCAACGTGGGAGCTAGGAACGACGCTTACTTGGCTTTTGATAAATGATCTAGGTCTAATGCAATAAAAGGGACCCTCCCAATGACCCTTAAACGTTACGACTGGGAACGACTGAATGTTAGTCATTCTGAAGTAATGGCAGTTGTCGTCGATCGTTTCCAAGGGCACCGGTCGGTTGCCCGCTGCGGGCACCGGTCGGTTGCCCGCTGTACAGATACTCAAGATGCTCAACTAATTATAGATGCTCTTAATAAGTGGGAGGACACGAAAGATGGCCGCGACTAATATAGCAATGGCAATGTGGCTCTCGGAGCAAGTTCGAAGGAAGGGACCGAATTGTGTCCTCCGCGTCGGAGAACGATCAACTGACGTCGAACGACTAGCATGCGAGTACGGCGCACTGCAAGGTTGGTTGCATCCGGAGCGCGGACCGGAGTTAGAGTTCTTCAATTGCCCCGCCGGCATTTATTATCGATGGACCCAAGAAGGCCGAGCGCATTTCAAGAAATCAATCGACCACAGTTGGTTCCGACAAGGGCCTCTTCCTCATCATCTTACTACACCTAATAGAATTGCTCCAAAGAAGAAGAGCAAATGACAAACCTCCTCTTCGAATTCGACAAGCGCCAAGCAGAATGGATCGTGGTCGCGTATCTTGCAAACGATGCAGCAATGATGGAGGTGCATAAGAATGGCCTTGATCCTCATACACGAACGGGACATCTCATCTCTTCCGTACCGGAGGAGGTCATACGGCGTGAAAACAAACTATTGGGGCATACTACTGATCCTGGAGAGATTTTACGGCTCCGACAAGAACATGCGCCAGAGCTGCTCACTAACAGTTCGTATTTTCTTCCCCGCACGATGTCGATTAGGCAAGCAGGGAAGAAGGCAAACCACGGGCTGAACTACAAGATGGGCTGGTATCGCTTTTCTCGGGAGAACGAACTCAGCGCGCCAGAAGCCAAACGCATTGTCAAGACCTACTACGATGTCTACCCCGGCGTCTCGCGCAACTACCATGATGGCATCAAGCAACAGCTAGCAAAAGACCGCACTCTGTGCGATCCTTGGGGGAATAAGCAGCGCTTCCTTGGGCAATGGGGGGAAGAGCTTTTTAAGCTCGCTTACAGTTGGCCCCCACAGTCGACAGTTGTCACCATTCTCAATGAGGGAATGAAAAAGATCTATCATGATGATAGTGCTGCACTAAAGGGCGTTGAGATCATGCAACAGGTCCACGATAGCGTCGTGCTTCAAGTTCCTGTAGATAACCTCGCGTGGGCAGCGGAAGCTTGCGTGCTCATCTATGAGCACTTGACACCAACCCTTCAATGGCAAGGCCGTGAGTTTATCATTTGGACCGACCTAAAGATTGGCCCAAACTTAGGGGATATGATCGAGGTTCCTTTGGAGCCGAACCGTGAGGCCATGTATTTACATCTAAAAGAAGCCACCGACGAAATGAAAGGGGTTCAAAGAGATGCTCGTATCAACATACAAATGTGATAGTTGTGGGGTGGAGCTAGGAGAAACCAACGCCCCTGATGGGTACGTTCTTCGTCTTGATCCTATGTCTATCAGGCAGACAACAATGATGATGGGAAGCGCTATAATCTTCCCAGCTTTAGAACTAAGAAAAGGACGACATACACAAGGCATCCTTACAGGAAGTGCGGAGTTCTGCTCTCTTACCTGCCTTATCAAAAATATCAATGAACGGATAGAAAGTGCGGTAAACGAGTTAGACGAGAAAACTGAGACAGAATGACCTTTCATGCTCAAAAGGAACTGCGATGACTGGCTTACGACTTACCTGCACTATGTCGATAACACCGAGAGCCCTCTCTCCTATCACACATGGGTGGGGCTGTCTGTTATCGCGGGCACCTTACAGCGAAGGGTCTTCATTCGACGACAGGACAAAGAAGTCATCTATCCCAATCAGTACATTGTTCTCGTCGGACCTCCAGGACGTGTCAGAAAGGGTACAGCTATTGCCATCGGTCGGGGGCTCCTTGAAGAAGTCGGCATCCCACTGGCTGCCGAAAGGGTAACAAAGGAAGCCCTTGTCCGGTTCATGAAGAAGAACCTAGCGACCTTTCCTGACCCCAAAACGGGCATCCCACAACTCCACTGCTCAGTCACATGCATCGCAGAGGAGTTAGCTGTTCTGCTAGGACAAAAGGACGTCGAACTTCTAGCATTCCTAACCGCGTGGTACGACAGTCGGGACGATTGGAGCTATGATACAAAGACACAAGGTAAAGATGAACTACTGGGGATGTGTTTTAATTTCCTCGCGGCGACTGCTCCTGATTGGCTCCCTTCGATCCTCCCGATCGAAGCTATCAGTGGAGGATGGACCTCGCGCTGCATCTTCGTCGTTGAGTACAGGGCGCGCAAGATCGTCAGCGCTCTCACTCCACCAAAGGGCATCAAGGAGCTACAAAAAAAGCTCCTGCTTGACCTTGAACAGATCCGAGCCATCTCTGGTGAGATGGTCCTGACGACAGAAGCCCAGGGAGCTTATGAGGAATGGTATCAGCATTATAGGGAAGAGGAAGAGCAAGGACGATCGCCCGTCGGTGACCCTCGCTTGGATGGCTACGTTAGTCGACGTGCGACCATTGCCTTTAAGACCGCAGTCGCCGTTAGCGCCTCCCGCTCCAATGACCTCACGATAACAATCAAAGACTGGCACCGAACGATTAAGTTGCTAGAGGCAGTCGAAAAGAACATGCCGCGCGTCTTCGCTGGCATCGGGCACTCGCGTCTCTCCAGTGTCACTGCGTCTATTATGCACTTTATCCAAGCTCGAAAGACCGTGCGACGCTCGCAGGTCCTTCAGGCATTCTACGCAGACATTGATGACTACGCGATGGAGAGTGTTGAAAGGATGCTCGTGAAGATGCACGCGATTGAATGCACGTACTTGCAGGAGGAAAGGGACAAGGAATATCAGTGGAATGGGGTTGAGTTGTGACCTTAGCGCTTAAGATCGTCGATGAGATCATCGATGGCTCCTTCGACCGTGCGACCGGTCTTTCGCCGGAGATCGAACTCTTGAAAAGCATTAAGTTGCTTCTTCACGGCCACTTTGCCAGCAAGATCACTACGTTCACCAGCCGCTAGCGCTTGAGCTGCTTTGTCGAGACCTCGACCTACCTTGACCATCACTTGAGCCTTCTGAGAGATCGACATTCCTGCATACTGGTCGCTATCAAGAAACTGTGTTACATCCGGGCGCGTGAGTAGGGCACTCCGGTGCTTATTGACTAAATTATTCCACTCAGAGATCGAGGTCGACGTTGCAAGATCGTGGAAGCGAAGACCAAGATAAGTCATCTCTCGCTCGAAGGCACCAATGTTATCTGTTCCAGCTAGACCAAGATTGCGCATAACGGGAGGGGTCTGTTGACGAGCGCCGCTGAAGGGACCGAAGACTTGTTCACCGCCTAGCTCTTTGCCGCCCTGTGGTAGTCGCCGCTGAGGTCCAGTCAAGAACTCATTCTGGAAATTCTCCCTCACTGCTCTATTCTCATCATCGAAGACAGAGACAAAGTCGCGAACAATCTGTAAAGGCGTCAGGGCGCGCGCAGGGATTTCCCCTAGCTCCTTTTGCAATGAGCGCACAAATTTATCAGGGTCACTCAAAGCCCCCGCTGAGATGCTCTTGATTGCATCTTGGACAATGTCAAGGGAGCCCCTAGTGTCAAAGCGGCTACCGAAGAATGCCTCTGTTCCTTCCATGAAAGAGCGCGCGCCAAGGCGCCCATCGCGGTGTCTGAGGATAAGATCCCCCAAGTAAAGATAAGGTGTCCCAATGGGCCAGAACTTTCGAGCGTCTACTCCGCCGACATCCCACCAACGTTCATCTGCCTGGGGACCGTCGCGGAAAGCTGCCGCTCCAACGAGCATCGCGGAGCCCATTATGCCTTTTGCTAGGGCCTTTGCATCCCCCCGTGTAGCAATTGCAGCCCTTTCGGTCTTCGACAACAGTCTCCAAGCTCTAGCTACCCCCGTCGGGCTATACTCCATAACATGATAAAGACCATTGTTGATCATGTTAGGAAAAGGCTCAAAGGTCAGTGCGCTTAAGGGGTTGTTAAAGGCTGCATCAATGGCTGTTGAGACTGGTTTAAAGAAAGCATTCGCAAAAGGCCCCATGTTCGTTTGCGCCGTACGTTGAAGCTCCCGCTTGTTAGCGCCAAACGTGAACCTCATAGCATCATCGACGGCCTCTTTGATATCGTCGAAAGGAATATCGACATGCTTGTTCCCTGGCATCAGCATGCGGACGCCACCTTTGGGGCCTTCTGTAGCTTTACCGAACTTGAAAACATCATCGATGTTGAGGCCACGAGCTTCCATTTTCTTTTGAAGAACAGAGGCAATACGGAAACGCCGAAAGTAAAAATCCTGTGCTCTGTTCAGGGTATTAAGCATCGTTGTCGTCTGCTCGATGTCCTGTGCGACACGGCGACCGATAGTACCAGGGGCACCTAATGCCCCTCGCGCGACATCTGACGAGTACCGTAGGAACACCTTATCATAGATGTTGTCAAGCGTCTGCGTGATGCCTCGAATGATCGCTCGGTTCTTCCGTGGGGAGAAGGCCCTCATCCATGGGGCGATGTCATTGGCCATTTGGGTTAGTCCCACAGCCTTGCCGGGGGTTCCAACTAGTCCCAAGATCTGCCCCTCGACGACGTCTGCCATAGCGCCCACTGGCATCTTAACTCCACCGACCCAGGTGTTTCTTACGGCATTAGAGGGAAGAGTAACCATGGCAGCGCGCAGCTGATTAGTCCCGAAGCGAGCGACTGTCATAGCACGGCCTTCCTGGGTCGCTTTAAAGGACTGCGAAGGTTGCCGGGAGAGGTCCCATAGTTCATCCTCCCTAGTAGCTTGTGCTAATCGACGGAGCTGAGCATTTGTGCGCTCAAAGAAGGACATCGAGGCACGTGCTTGTCCATGGTCGACGCCCCACAAAGGACCCATGTCTTCGAGCTTCAGTTTGTGCCTCGCCAGGGTCTCATAGACATCTGCGCCGGTGATTTTTCCCTTCTGAAGTGCTTCACTAACTTGTTCCCCAACTAGACGCCCCTCGGATAGGCGGAAGCCTGCCTTCTCAACAATCTCCTCAGCTCCCGCGAGCGCTCTCGTCTTTATCTTAGCCGGCGCAGCGCCTCCGTCTCTCAGGGCCTTCAATCTTCGTGACTGCTTCTTTGGGATCTTGACTCTTGTTCGCCCCTTCGTGACCTTTTTTGCTTCTTCAGCTAGGCCAAAGAGCCGATAAACGGCATCACTCTCTACACGCTCGTTGCGGGACATCGCGGAGAACTTTTCAGCGCCTATTCCAATGCGACTTTGCCCTTGCGCGAGGCCCCTCTTGAACATGTTGTCAAGGTTATCGATGATGTTTTTACGGATACCAGGGGGAACGCCAGCAACGGCTTTTTCTAGGGGATTAACTAGACGGCGCCCTTTCTGTACATTCTTCGCGGCCGCTTGACCAAGGGCCTTGATACCGCTCTGTTGCGCGGATCTTACAAGAGAAGGCGCCCCTCCCGTGTGGGCTCCTGCAACAAGGAGCATGTTGTGTGCGTCTCTGGTAAATTGGCGGGCCTTCGTTCGTGCTTCAAGGGGGTCCATGCCAGCAGTTGTAAAGATCTCTTCAAGCCCTTGCCCTACAGCAGCAATCCCCCCGCCAAGAACCCCCATGCTAGCTTGAAGGCCAATGAGACCGGCTGCCGCTGTCCCTCCAACGACGTACTGATTAAAGGCGCGCACGGGGGCCATGATGGTGCTCAGGATGGGACTTTCATCTTGTGTCTGCTTGTACAGTGGAGCCACAATGGAAGTGTCGACGGAGCTTATCTCACCAGAATATTGATCGAAGGCTTCTCCGGTGGCTTTCGTTATACGACCGAAGGCTCCAAGGCGGTCAATTTCCCGTTGCACGATGCGCGTCTGCCGCAAATTGCCTGCATTCTGCGCAAGGACTTCTAGGGACCGCGAAACTTCCCCTGTCCCCGGCGCAATCTGTGCTTGCACACGTTGTGTCGCCGACCTTGCAGCAAGTTCTTGAAGCGTCAGCTCATCAGCCATTAGTCATTTTCCTGAGCAATCGCAGACTGTCGACGTGCAGCATCCTCAGCGAGCACAGCATCTACGAGTTCTTGAGTGACCGCTGAGGTTGGATCTCCAAAGGCTGTAATGATCTCACGCATTTGTGCGTCTGTGAGTGCGGAGACCTGATCAGGGGAGGCGGTTGTGATGTCCTGTGGAAGGGCATCGCTGGGAGCAGGGGCAGTGCCTAGGACAGCGTCTTCTTTTTCCCTCTTGAAGAACCGTCCCAAGAGAGGATCAGCATTCACAAGGGTCTCGATCGCGAAGTCTGCTGCCTCTGGGTTACCGGCAAATTGCTCCAGTTCCTTGAGATCCGAGGTCCCCCCAAGAGAAATTTCCACTAGTCCTAGCAACTTATCCGTCTTGGATGTCTGTTCTTCAAGCTCGATCTTCGCAATATCGCCCGCTTGTTCAGGAGTTAGCCCATCAATGGAAGGATTACCGGTGGTTCCTCCCTCCGAGCGCTTCTTGATTGCCACTTTGAACGTACCGGCAGCACCAATATCGACGCCTTCTGCGCCTTCAGCGGTTGCCTTAGCTCGTGCCAGTTCAGTTTGCGCTTGGAGAAGTCCTTGGCGCGTTTGTTCAGAGATGACTTTTGCTGCTGCAAGGGCGGTCTCGTTGCCTTCTGCGGCAGCTGCTCTCTTCTCTGCATCTTCAGCAACTTTGACCTGTCGTTCGGCTATCTTAATTCGAGCCTCTGTGTCCTTTTGCTCAGCAGCCGCAGTCTCAGCTAGTCTCTCCTGTTGCTGCTGTGCGATCTTAGCCTGGGCAGCTGCTCCAACTGCCGTTGGCCCGGCTTGTGCTACTGCGGGACTAACACCGACCTCTTGCGCGAGGGCCTCCGCGCCAGCCTGTTCCTTCTGCCCTGTCAACGCAGTAAGAGCAAATTGGATATCTTCCTGGTCCGCTCCAGCTTGCGCTAGCTTCTGGATAAGTTCTCCTTGGTTGGAGAATTTACCTTGAAGACCCTCTGAGATCACATTCATGACCTTCTGCTGGCGACCTTTCTCAAGGCCCTCTTGAATGCCCGTGCGGAGAGCTTCACCGACACCACCGAGGCGATCATCGATTGGGCGATTGAGAACAAGAGGTGCAGGTGTGAATGATACCATCGTTTGTTGTCCTTAATTGAAGCCAGAGCTAGCTGCGGTTCCCGTACTACCACCGCCACCAAGCGCCGCCAAAATAGTACCTAGTTGATCTTCACCGCCACCGCCGCCAGGATTAACGGTACCCTTAATAGCTTCTTCAAGGGCGATCTGCACAAGGCCCTTCTGTGAGGGCTCAATGAAGGTCTGAGAGCCGATATTTTCGAATGTCTGCCCAAAGGCAGCAGCAAGGGCAGCTTGACGACGACGTGCGGTCTCTTCCTGCTGTTGTCGGAAGATGTCGAACTCGAACAGCGTCTGCTGAAGTTGCGGCTGCCGAGCAAAGTCTAGTGCCTGCGTGAGCTGTCCAGGGAGGCCCTGGACGGTTGGCGTTAGACCGAGGGCCTGAAGGGCAACTTGATCGGTACGTGCGCGCTCGGAAAGTGCCGTTTCCTGTTGTCGCTGACTGAGAATGCGGAAGAAGTCTTCTGTTGCCTCATTCCTAGCTCGCAAGCGTTCACCAGAGAATGCCTTAGCACTTAGCTGGCGATCGAGTTGATCGAGCGTCCCTCCTTGACCGAGGAATTGCTCCTCCAGGGGCGCCTGGATAGCCTGTTGAAAGAACTGACTTGTGTCCTGGGGGCCTTGCGTGAGGAGGCGCTGGGTTGTGCTTTCGGCATCTGCGGCGAGGCCTTCGCCACTCGCTAATTGCATAGCGCGCTCTTCAAGAGCGGCAAGGGAGAATTCCTGGCCCTGTGTCAGACCGGGGATGAGTGGTCCACCGCCACTTGGGGCGAACGTTGGCGCCTCAATTCCCCCAGGAGCCGCAAAGCCGCCAAGGATCTTGTTCAACACCTCTTGCTGAGGTTGCGTGATAGTGCCGAACTTGCTGATCTGTGGATCGATCTGTTGAGGACCGCCTTTACTGCCGACAAAAAGATCGCTTAGGAAACCCATTTCTAACTCCTACAAGATATGAGGTGTGGAGCGCCTCATAAGATCGATCGTTCTTCACGATGAAGAAAGCCGAACCATTCTAGGCCAAAGGTCCCACCGGTTCCACTCCATCTCCACCGGAGGTCGCGTGCGATGAATTGACTATTTGCAACAGTTACTTCGTCGAAGGACGCGCCCGGTGACATCGTGGCCCACGTGGTCCAAGTTGCTCCTTGATCGAGGCTGTACTCTAACGTGACGCTTGTTCCACGGATAAATTGATCGAGGCGATCCACACGGATCTCTTTGTGCCCTTGGACGAAGCTTTTACTTTCCACGCTGAAGGAAATCGATAGTCCTGCATCGTCCGCGCTCGCTAGGTCGTATTCATACGTGACAAGGGCACTTGACCCGCAGAGTACTATGGTCGCATTAGTAGTACTGATCGCTTGACTGTCCCATGTGTCAGTGTTAGCATCCCATGTCCCTGTCATGTCGTCCCAAGCTGTTCCACCTTCTGCCTTGAAGAAACCGAAGCCGCTTAGGGTATGAGACCAGGAGCGCGGTAGGAATGAGTTGGTCATTCGCTGGTAGCGGACCGCGCGGTTAGGCCAAGTTGAGCCCTTTGCGGGATAGCAGAAGAATACTTCATCGTAGGTGCTCTCATGAAAAGCAAACGAACGAGACGCGTTCTGAGGACTTATGTCGCCGACATTTGGATCGAAGAGGTGGCGTTGGATACGCGCGCCAAACGCGGTGTTCGTTGTGAAGCCCCCAGTGTATTCGTAGATGCCATCGCTGTCGAAGACAAGGTGACGGTCGTGCAAGGAGATGACGGAGTTAGGACTGAGCGCACCGTGGCCGGCTACGACGGGTTTCGGTTGAAAGGTCGTGGTGACGCTGCCGACATCCTCGTAGCGAACGATACCGCCGCCATTGCGCCGATAGAGGATCATGTAGGGGCCAAGGGGCGCAGCTGCGATCAGGGGAGCACCGCTCGTGAAGGTGTCATCGAAGTTGTCCGATGGCCAGCTCTGGGCGTTTCCCAATGCGCAATATCGGACCCGGTATGGTTTTGCCGTCCCGCTCTCGGTGGTGCCGATTAAGAGCAACCGATTAGCAAAAAGTGCCAGGGCCTTACAGGTCGTAGCTGTAAGCCCTGGTACATCTACGACGTCGGTACCGTCGAAGCGTTGAACGTTGTCGTTATTGTTCGTGAAGACAAACCAGTCTTCCCAGGGGACTGTAAGGCCGGTGACGTGTTCGGGGTCAGTGCCGGTTAGGGTGACACTTTCGAAGACAGCATTACCTATTCCAGCCGCACTCGGGAAGGCGTCATCGATTGTGATCGTCGCGCCGGCGGGCGAGCCATCGATGGTCGTTTCATGGAGAGTGCCATCATCAAGACGGATCGCGATAGGCTCTCCATCCGTGAAGCCTGTAATGTCCGCGACATCGACTGTGAGGTCTGTCGTGACAGCGCCAACCGCAACAGTGGTGCTAGTTCCATTGCTGACAAGTTCCCAATCGGCATTCGTTGTGCTCCATTCATAGAAGCGAGTGTTTGTGACGAGGACGGTTTCTATGGAACCACTATTGCGCTCGAAGAGGAACGTTCGTCGGGGGGTTCCTACGATGGAGTTACCAATCGCCGCGTAGCCTGTGTCTATCTCAAGGCGTCCTTGACGGATGACTACGTTGTTCGCGGCTGGCGTCTGTTCTTCTGCGAGCTGGCTAGGTGTAAGGGCTGTGTTAAGGCCCCCGAGCAACGAGCGCACTGTGGAGTACGTCCAGCCAGTGTCAAGTTGAAAGCGCTCTTGTGCTAGGGGCATTAGACTAGGAACTCCGCGCCACAGTGGACAGCCATCATTTGGACGGTGTTTGGTTGCCCTGTTGTTACTTCAACAAGGATGCCTTCACTGGCACTTCCTGTTACAGCAGTGGCGAGTTCAGTGAGTTTGAAGGCGAAGGGGACACTGCTGTCAACGTCACTTTCGGTGGAATGAACAGTAGACATACGTTTGATCTCTGTTCCACCAGGGACAAACGCCGCCGCATCGTAGGTCCATCCTTGATCATCATGTTTGAGGAGAGCAATGTCAAAGGACGCATCATTAGCAGCTGCTAGTCCAACACATTCAAAGTCAGTGAGTGTAAAATCTCTATTCCCATAGTCCTCGTACTTTGCCCAGCCATAATTAAAGTCAGCAGTACCAGGAGAGACAAGAGTAATAGTGACTTGGCCCAGGAACTTCTTGGCCGTCTCGTAATATTCATCCACAGCAACAGCACTGAGGTCACTAACAACAGTTTCGGTATCACTTGTGGTGCGGACACCAAGATCGGTGATGGAGGTGCCGGTGACAGTGAGAGATCCGCCCCCTGCACCGCCCATAACAACGAACACATGTGCTGCGTAAGGGACATTTGCTGCGCCGAGGGTCACTGTCGTCGAACCGCCACTTAGGTTCGCATCCGCCGCTACTGCTTCGTAGAAGCCAGCGACGTAGTACGTCCCTGAGCCGATACCTTGGCTAGTAAATGGATAGGATTTGAATGCGGGAGGTACAGCGTTGATAGCTTCCGCGTGACTATCGCGGAGGTCTTCACAGGCTTTTACAATTAGTTCAATTGCTTGCCGTGTTATGGAGGCCGGATCTTCGCTGGAGACAAGTTCGAGGGCTTGCGTGAACGAGGGCCAATGATCGCTGACGCGGAGGACAGTGGCCACCACTCACTCCGTTCGTGGGCTGTTTGCATGGAGGGCAACGAGGTCCTGTTCTAGTCCTGCTCCTGCGGAGCAGGAGCATGGCTCCCTCTGAGCCCTCCGGCAAACGCTCATAGCAGCGGCGCAATGCACACAGCGCGCCGTCCTCTGGTTGGTCCAGCGCCCCGTATGCCGTGCAGGGGAAACTTTAGCTTTCCAAGAGGTGTGCAGTTGATAATTAAGCATGTCGAATTCCGTAGAGCGACCAGCGCCCTCCGTCGATGTTCCCTGAGCTTGCAAGGAAACGGCCACCAATGATCGCGCCAGTTCCTCCTACCCAGCAGCCGCCTCCGCGCACGGTCGATGTCAGTCCATTAGGATCAAGCCAGGTCATTTCGTAGTTTATGATCTTGTGAAAGGCAGTCTCAGAGGGCTTACTGATTGTGATACGGCCAGAGAAGCTTTCATCGGCCGCATTGCCAAGATCGGCCGCCGATGAACCATCTACAAGGAGTATCCCGCTGGAGCTAGAGCCAGCTTCTGCGACTACCCCGGAGGCACCATCTAAGCTGGATCGGAAGCCACTGTATTTGTAGTCGGCACTTCCCCATGTGGGTCCAGCGATAGCTACTCGAAAGAGGAGACCGACACTGTCTGTTGCAACGTGTCCTGCGGCCCATTCGATCTCGTACTTTTCGTAGGTGCTATCGATGCCGGTCGTGAAATCAACTGTGGCGCTGCCGCTGATTTCCTGCGTCTCAATGAGGACGCGCCCGCCTACCCCAGCCCAGGCAGGATTTGCCCCAGCCCCCCCTGTAACAAGTGCTTGACCACTTGTTCCCGCACTAAGCACTGCTGGCGCGCCAGAGGCTCCATAGTAAAGCACGTCCCCCTGCGTGGCCGCAGCGATCTTCGCAAGTGTCACAGCGTCGTCAACAATTCCCGTCGTGTCGACTTCAGTGTTAGCGATCAGCAGCTTCCCGCCACTAGTCATCTGGATGACGTTGCCACTCTCGTCCTCCCAGAAGAGTTCGACAACAGCGCTCACGTCTTTCAGGTAGAGGAAACCTTTATTGGCGACATTTGAGGGATCAGCGATCGGTGCAGCGAGGGTGACTTTGACGTGCTCACCGTCGTCAGCGTCCCCTGCCCACGAGTGATCAACTTCCGTTCGTTCCTGGATGTCTGACTTCAGGTTCCTGATCTGATCATCGCCATCACTAATGTCATCGCCACCAGCAGGCTGGGCCTCGTAGGCGGCGTTCCAGGTTCTAGTGAAAACTGTCATAAGGATGCATGCTCCGAACGAAAGGGTCTTTCCAATATTCGCCGCGACCGGCTCCTCGATCGGACGACGAGGGGATGTCCATTCCTGGTTGCCTGTTGTTCTGCTTCTTCGCCTGTTTAACGTGTCGGTTCATCTCAATGGTCAGGTCGCGCCGGAGTTCCTGCGCCTCTTCCCCAGAAACAGCCATCATGATCGACCGAGAGGCCATTGTGATGATGAGTTCGTCCTTCTCCTTCAAGTCAGAGGTATCGCCAGCTGCGGCGAGCGCTGTTGGTAAAATTCGGTAACGGATAGCATAGTTGAGTGCTTGGTTAGGAATAGGGCGCAGTTGAACTGTGTGATAGCGAAGAGCAAAATGGGTCGGGGCTACTGCGGTGAGATCAGCTCCCTCTCCGCCTCCTGCGAAGGGAATAGCGTCCCACCGGCGATCGAGCGCGAGAGCAGGGACAAAGACTAGTCGACGCTGTTGTCCATCAGTGGTCACATGAAGGGAGACTAACTTGTCAAGGCGATCACTGCTGGGAAGGAAGCTGTCTAGGTTGATCAGTTGATCCCTCTCTGGATCATCTTCGAAGCCAGAGGTGAATTCTGCGAGGCGCTCTAGCTCACGCCACTGAGCCATCTCGACAATCTGATCTTGTGCCAAGTTCAAGAAGCGCGTGATGCGATGCCGACTGAGGGACCTAAAAGGATTAACATTCCTTGTCACCTCTAAGCGGAGTTCCTTGTGAGTTAGGGCCATTAGGATCTCCTTTGTGTTTGCGCTGTTCTATCGAGGTCAAGGCGCGCACGGTCCTCGGGGACGGCCACTTGTAGCAATTCTTCATACATCTTCCGCCAGACCTGCTGTCCTTCAAGGTTCCCCAAAGAGCTGAAGAGCATAGAGGTCGTCAGCGCGATGATCATATCGTCTTTGTCGTTGAGGTCACTCGTCTGTCCGCCAGTTGTCAGTGTGGTTGGTTTCTTAGTGTGCAGAGAGGCTAGCTGGTAGGTCTTATCGACCGGGCGAGAGAGGTAAACTGTCTCCCCCCAGACGGTGTAGATCTCAGGTGCGTCGGCTGTTTCACTCGCGGGCCGAGGAAACTCCTCATAGAACTCTCGCATCGGTAGGAAGTCTAGTCCGTCCTCATCTCCATCTTGGTCTATTCGAAGCAGCAAGATCTTCCCCACCGCCGCAGCACTATCAACAACAGCAAAAGTGGCACTATTGTTAGGACTAGCAAGGGAGAAGGTTGAGGTTGCCTCAAGCTCCTCCCATGCAGCCTGCGCGCCGATGCGCCTCTGCGCTTGATTAAGCCAGCGATCCACGCGGGTGTTCGTGAAGCTCGATCGATCAGCAAAGTTCAGCTTCACTTCTTCACGAAAGTTGTCAAGAGTGAGGAGGCCCACAGGGGCCTCCTACCGTGCTACCCCAATGGCCAAGAAGTTGAAACTCCCTGCATCGGTATCGTCAGTGAGTTCCACTTCCGGGCCATCGGCTGTCGCGCTAGCATCTACGCCAGCCCAACATTTGATGGAGCCGCTAGCTTGGACCCAGGTGCCATGGTAGCCCTCGTCCGAGGGACCATCAAGGATCACGACTACAGTGGGGTCACTACGGAATAGGTTAGTGATCCCCGTGATCTCCACGAGGGTCGAGTTGTAGTTTGTGACGTTCACCTGGCCATAGGCGATGCCCAGGCGACTTAAGTGCAATCGCTCAGACTTGCCAGGATGTTCCAGGGTGGCAGTAGCAGCATAAGCAGCCATGATGGTTCTCCTTTCCTAAAAAGGACAATCCAAGAAGACTGTCTTGTCACTGTCGTCACTCATTACGCCCATCCGAGAACGGTTGTCCGGCGGATCAACGATCACAGTCTTGTCAGTGCCAGTGCTCGTGGGAGCACAGATAGCATCACCATCACCAGGTGTAGTACCAAGGGGATCAAGCGAAAACGTAGCTGCGCCTTTGAACTGTATCCACATGTACGTCGCGGTGACAGTCACAGTTCCTGTGGCGATACCTGCTCCAATGGGCAACGTATCAGCATCAGTCAAGTCCGCAGTGACAGTCGTGAAACTATCTGCAAGGTAGTAAAGTGCATCCCCCGCGACGATGTCCAGGTTCCCTGTACCATCATCATAAAGGACCCACTTGTACCACTTGCCGTCTTCATAACGGTGTTTACCTACTCCTTCCTTGTCTGTGAGGAAAGTGTCAGTTAGACCAGTGATGAAGGAGGCAGAAAGGCCGGTTCCCATTTCATTGCTCCTTTCTATGCCGTGTCAATGGTGTGCATGATGCCTTGTGCTTGTCGGCGGCTAGTGACAAGCTCAAAGGCGCTAACGATTTGCGCGACCCGATCGTTGACCTGGTTGGGGGGCTCTTTCCAATCGGTCATGTCGAACCACACGGCGGGATCGTACACGAGCGTTAGAAAGCGCGTGTTGAGGAAGTACATCCTTGTGTCAGCACAGGCCGGGCTCCAGATAACAGGTAGCCCTTTGAATTCAATGTTCTGGAAGCCTGCATCGCCAAGGGTCTTATTAACGATCTGCTTCTGCTCTAGGACACTGTCTTCATAGTATTCATATGGAAGCTGGCCACCAACGATAATGTCCGGCATGTCCATGTTGAGGTTGTTGCTCACGTTGTTGACCATCGTGCGCATCTCAGGGATGCCCTGAGTGGCGAAGGATAGACCGGTCATATTTTTAGTCTTATTCCTCCACCAACTATTGGTGGATTGAGGGATGCTACCGATGGTGGCGGCAGCTGTTGGATCATCGGCCACAAGGTCCTGGAGACCGTTCATGACGTTGCCAGTCTGAGCAGCAAAGATCGCAGTCTCGATGGTGTCGACAAGACTGTCTTCAGCATTCTGCAACTTGTTTGTTACCAGTGAGGTAATTTCATGGCCCGCGCGGTTCTTCTGCTCATCAGTCATAAAGCGAACAATCGTGTCACTGATGTAGCGCCAATCGTATTGGGCTACAGTGAGGAACTCCTTGTCCGCCACAGGAACAGTTGAACCTTTCGTGATCCATGCAACGTTGTCGCTCTTTGCAAAGCGCAACGGGGTTTGAATGTTCCGACCCCCTCCTTGCGTCTCGAACCTACCTCCATTCCGCATCCAGAAGAAAAACGGAGTTGCTGTGAAGATATTATCGATCACCGTGTCTCGGCTACCTTGCCAAGTCGTGGTGTAGAGGTTGTCGAGTTGTTCGGTTAGGGAAACCATCTACAACTCCTTTGAGTGCTTCGCACTCACGCGCAGGCGCCCTGCGCCTGCATGGTTAAAGTTCCAAGGGTGCGAAGCACTCTAGGATTAGCTCCTGCCCCGAGCGAGATGGGGCATGGTTTCTTGAAGAGCCGCATTGGCAGCGTCAGCTATGGACATGTTTGCGGCACGTCTCGTTTTGCCGCCCGTTGGAGTGAAGCCACCGAAGAGTTTCTCAGGACTGCCGACTTCGTCTTCGTCCTTTGGCTCTTCTTTCTTCGGTGGGTGGTATTTTGCATTCAATTTCTCTGCCTTCTCAGGATCGCTCTTGCGCGCCTGCTCAAGAACAATTTGTGGATGGTTAGTCAGGCCAGGGATAGCTTTGATAACAGTTGCCATTTCATCGAGCCAGTCATCGAAGTCCGGCGTGTTCTCCCGAAGATCCACATAGGCTGCATTGACCTCAGTTGCGAGCGCTTTGTCTTCGCGCTCCTGCCGCGCACTCTCCAACTTCCGCTCTGTCTTTGTAGCAACATCAGTGGTCATCTTTGTGAAGGCAGTCACTAGTTGAGCGTTGTCGGCCTCTTCGATGTTCTCCGGGAGACCGTAGTTCATCCACGGTTTATCGGCGTTTGGATCAACAGGTGCCGGCGTCGGAACAACTACTGGAGCCTTCTCCCCAACAGCCTTCTCCACCGCGCCAAGTCGTCCATTGAATGTGGTCAATGTATTCGTTAGTCCTTCAAGGGTCTCGATGAGTTTAGATTGATCTGCCGCCGGCGTCTTCTCCGTCGACTTCCCACCCTCACCAGGCTCCTTGCTAGCTACAATAACTTCAGCCATCTGTTAGTTCCTTTAGTTTTTGTTGTTCCTGTTGTTCACGTTGTCTAATTTTCAATCGTTCCTGTTGACAGTGCCTTTTCCATTCCTTGAACACAGGACCGAATAGGGTGCTTATTTTCTTAGCATTAAGAAAGTTTGGGTTTTCTATTTCCACAGATACATTGTTTCTGTAATACTCGATAGTTACACGACAGAGAAGGGCGTTTCCAAGAGATTTCTCTTTAACAACTGCCGCATTTATACCTCCTTGAATTGACCTACGCTTCCTTTCCATATTCCACTGCTTTCTAGTTGTTTCGCATATGCGCCATGTTTTTCGCACTCGCGGCGCAGCTGCGCCGGACTTTCAATGTAAAGTGGCTTAGTTGTGATGTGCTCGTACCAATCGGGTTGGAAGAGGACTACGCGGGGAGCACTAACTGCAAGACGCGCACGATGGCCGCAACTCTCGCAATGCTGAAAATGCCTCCCGCTGATCGGATTGTAAGCCTCGAAGTCATGTTCACATAATGAACACTGGTAGTCATAGAGGGGCATCTCAGAGACGCTCCTCGATTTCTTCAACTGCAACCGAGCGCGCTTCCTCTCTTACTAAGCGTCGCTCGATTGAACCGCGCGTGAAGTCAGCAACAAAGGTGTACAGAATAGGCCCATCTGGACCTATGAACATACGAGCATGGTCTCTTCCATCTTTGTCCCAAGTCACAAGGGCGTAGCCCGCTATGTCTCCTGTGCGAACTTCTTCCTCGATTGCTTGCTTCAAGTGCTCGATAACAGCACGCCGAGCGCGCTTCTCTCGGGTGTTCTTGTGGACGGAGAGGCTAGGGGGAGCCATCAACGACCTGCCTTCATTTTGCCGGGGCTCAGGTGACTTGTGCGGCCAGGATTAAAGGTCGGTGGACCGTTGCTATGGGCGCCAACGGAGCCGCCCATCGGTTTAGTGGTAAGGCCACCAGGAGGGCGGGACTGACCGATCTTCTGTGTCCTTGAGCGAGCCGCATTAGCCTTCCCTTGACTGGTACTCGCCTGAAGTCCTGTTCGTGTTGCTTTGGGCATCTCTAGTTCCTTTACTGTCCACCTTGGACCAACTGCAGTTGGCTAGGGTTTTGTTGCGCCTGTTGGAGTTGTTGCTGCGTTAGGTTGCCGAATTCTTGGATGCTCACGGGGCCAGAGGAGTTTTGCTCGGGAGGAGGTAGAGCTTTCATAAGATCATCGAACTGGACACCAGGGATCTCTGTAAGAAGGTACTGCGTTAACTTGATGGGATCGATCAATGGATTGGCCTTCAAGACCTCGTACATCTCAAGCGCGCGCTGTTGCCTTAGTTGTTTCGTCTCAGGTACTGTCTCGTCAGGGTCGACGCTGACGTTGAATTGCAACTTCCTCGCCTCGGCGCCCGTGAAACGAACCCACACGGGAATTCCCCCAGGACCTACAACGTCGATGACTTGCTCTTGGCTCCAATGGTTAAAGATAATCGAGTGCATTCCTTGGATAATTTCGACAAGTCGATCGGCGACGATGTCTCTGCGTTCATCAACTCGAATTTCGGAAGCCATTTGCACGATGTTGGCTTCAGTTGCAGTTGTGTCTCCACTGCGACTATTGAACTCCCCGAATTGGTTCCTTGAAAATCCCAAGGTCTCTCGGACATTCTGCATTGTGAGTGCTTCACTCTCAAAAAGCTCCCTAGGTATACCGCCAGTCTGTTTAATACTGATGTCCGTGTTCGGGTTTCCATTCATCCTAACAACTGCCATCACTTCCTCGTCGGTCATCTTAAGGAGTTCTTCCTCGTCGATGGCATCCTCTTTGGCGAACGCTTTAACGATCGAAAGACGCCTATGTTTCATCTGCTGCGTCTTGGTCTCATTGATCTCCAGCTGATGAGGTTCCAAAATGTGACTGTCAGGAACCCCCCAGAAGACTTCATCATCAGCATTGAAGACAATTGGAAAGTGGTTAAAAGCTCCATTGTTCAAGAAGGCATCAGGACCGTTAAAGAGTTCTCGACCATCAGTGTTGCTTAGTGGTGCAAGGATCATCACGTTGTCGAATTTTTTGTCCCGAATTTCGAGTAAGTCGACCATGTCTTCCTCAGCGGAGGAGATGTGTCGATGCGTGCGATGCGGTGTGCGACTGGTGACGGACGAGCGCAGCGAGGTCGGACCAAGGTCCTTGTTGTTCTTGAGACGTTCATCACGGCGAACATCGTCGACAGGGCGCCTAATCCATTCGGCTATCCAGCGAGCGTCAGCTTTGACGGCTACTCCATCGGGAACGATCAAGTTACCTGTGTGGACACTTGAGACCCATGGCATGTCTACGAAAACGTTGTCGCGATATTCGAGGCGTTCGCCGCCGGCTCTCAGTGGCTCCCCCGTCGAACCGAACTCAGGCGTCGGCGTGTACTGTGCTCCGAAGCCCAGCTTCAAGTCCCCTACGCCAAACATCCATGCGTTCTGGATCGCCCTCTTCATCTCATCCTTGAGGCCCATTTGTGCAATCAGCTTGTTGTCCACCCGTTGGAGAACTTGCGCCGTCACGGCAGTCTCAAGGCCAGGCATCTTCGGGGAGATGCTCACAGTTGGGTTCCGAAAATAGATCCGCGGCACAGTTGTTCGGAGCATAATGTAAAAAAGATTTAAGGGAAGAACCCCTTTGCGCCAATTTCCCCTATAGTAATCACGCCAAATGTTCCACTTGTGCTCATGAGTAAAGGTCTCCCGATACTTGATCCCCCGGTAGATCTGATCGAGCCACCAGCTTATATCAGGCTTCGTGCGGATGTAACCATCGGGCATTACTAGGCGCTCCCACAGAAATGGGAAGGGAGGCAAAGGAGAGAGCGAGCGTCTTCAGTGCCATAGGTCATGAGGCAGGGGAGGCAGTAAGGAGTGTAGCCGGTGGTTTCATATATGAGGATCTCTGGTTCTCGATAGCACCAACGACAGACGGGGAGTGGGGTTGGGGGAACGGTACCGACTGCGGGCGTAAAAAGCAAGTCTTGTGCTGCGTTCATCGCCAGGACCCTCCATGTTGTGGGGCGATCGGGAATTGTACCTCACGCCCATGCAGCTCGTCGAGGATGGTGTCTAGGAGAAATGGGTCAGGAACCGTGCGATATTTGGGCCGGGGCGCCCCAGCAAAGAGCCCCGCCCTCGGCAGCCCCATCGCGGCACACGCAAGCGCCATCACCGTGTCATCATAACAACCCTTCGCCGCCCCCAATGTCCCATTCTCATGCTCAACGAACGTCGACAACTCCGACTGCAAGATGTCGCTGTGAATAGTCAGCTCGGTCGCCAGCAACTTGCGCAAGTTCCCAATCATCAGCGGCTTAGTGCGACTAGTAGTTCGGAAGCCACTTCGTAGGAGCTCATTCGTACTACTTATGGCTTCCTCTTGATAGAGGCGATTTCTCGGATAGTTGAACTCTTTCATTAGTTCCTGGAGGCATTTCACAGTCACGAGGCCATGGTTATTTTGCTCAGGAACAATAAAGGCTGTGTTGTATTTTGTGGCTATGTCAAAGATCTTTTCTGCGAAGACATCAGGAGCTATTTTATTGTTCGTGTACTCGAAGACTTGCTCCATGGTGTCCAGGCAAATAACTTCGATGCAAGAACTATCTTTTTCAACTCCTGCACCAACGTCGGCACCAACAACATACGTGTATTGTTGGACAGGATGGTTGCGAAGATAATGTGTTTTTTTGTCATAAGCGCGCCAATCGCTGGTGGATTTGAAGAGGACCCTGTAGAAGATGCTCTCGCCGCTAGCTTGAAAGCAATCGGCAAGGGTCATAGGGTATTCTTGGTTGAACAGGCGGATGTCGTAGTCCATCTCTTCAAGCTTCGTTCGACGCCACAACAACTGACCTGCGGTTAGTTGCTCGGACAAGCTATCTTCGTCAAGGTCCGATCGAGGGCGACCAAGGGCTTTGCGGGCTACTTCATCGTCGACGTCGAGAGTGTATTCGGGGAAGGTGTGCCAGGGGAGAAAGTGGGCGCGCCACGCACTCTCCCCCTTTGCCGCCCTGGTGCAACGACGATAATAATCATTCAATCCATTCCCTGTGCTTTCAACAGCGACCTCCCCTGTCTTCGGGACCGCCTGCAATAGTCCCGCCATCAAGGACTTAGCATCAGGCCAATAGGCGTATTCGGAACAGTGCAAGTGAGAGATCGTATCCCCTCGGCCGAACTTCTTCGAACCCGCTGTGCCTATGTAGAACATGCTGTCCATTTTAGGAAAGGTGATCATATTTGCGGACATGTTTTCGACTGTGGGCTTGGGGCCTCGAAAGTGGTCAACGTAGTAACGGACCTTGCGGAGCATACGTTGGGTGCTTTCTGCCTCGTGGCTGATGACAACAGCTTTTGTGTTCCTCCGCAGGAGACAGGCAACTGTGTAACGCGCGAGGAAATAACTGCTTACGCCTTCTTGACGGGCCTTGGGGATGAGGTCCCGACCGCTTAAGTTCTCATCGATCGTCTTCTGAGCGGCGTTTAGCTTGAAAGGGACGTCTTCGCCTTCTTTGTTTGCAATCTGGAGGAACTGCTCAATCATGAAACCTTCTGGGGTCACGTCAGAATGTACCTTATATGGCCAAGGGCCTCACTGTCGGGATCAGGTCCCCCACTTGTGAGACGCACATAGATGGTACTAAAGCCAAGGGTGTCGTTGTCCCCGTAGTCGTACTCACCTGCGGAGAGACTTCCTACAGTGCCGCTGGACATTGCTGTCGCGTCGTCCTCGTGGACGCTTGCAACTGCTGCAATGCTTGGATCTCCACCTGCAACAAGTTCTACATAGTACTCGTTAGTGCCACTTCCTGAGACGACCCAACGAAGAGCGGCCGTCCGCGCACTAGTTCCAACAAGATATTGGAGAGTACTAGAGGCAACATCATGCCATGGGGATGTTGCTGCCCCTCCATTTTTGTATAGCAATAGATCCAAGTCTGTATCGTAAATTAATGAGCCCGCTCCAGCGATTGTCTTGCCATCCACTCCAGCATTGATAGTTCCTATTGAGGCGTCACGGATAGAGGAGCCTACTTTATTCACGATTTGTGTAGGATGTGAGCGCTCAGGCACTTGAAATTGGGCCGACCCCAAGTTCCTCATTGTTGGAGCATCGCCTCCAAGGGCGACAAATTGTCCGCCACTTGTTTTGTTGTTGAAATCAAAAATCTGACTTCCGCCAATCTGACAACCTTTCAAATAGATATGGCATTGATTGCTGTGGACTTGCGCTCGCACGCCCAGGGGATCTACAGCAAGTTGGGCATCGCTTGCTGTGCTGAAGAGGTAGTTATTTAGCATCACTTGGCAACGAGTTACTGGCGTATCACTTTGAATTCCGCCAAGGTACATATCAGGGGAGCCATCGACATCTCCGTTCTTTTCAAAGTGTCCGCTGAAAATATCGAAAAGGAAGCCGCCCTCTAAGTACATCCCATAACTATCACAACTTTCGATAATTAAGCTGTGGGCGGAAACGGGGTATTGAGTTGTGTTGTTCTCAGTTCTCCATTTAATGCCTACGTTGACATTAGATATTCGAAAGCGAACTAGTTGGTTATGGAGAAGCGCTGTCCCACCGTCTCGTGGGGTTCCAGCATCAGCAAGGAACCCTACTTGGCTGGTACCGGAACCTGAGCCATTTATTAAAATATCCTCCCATCGTAGCCGTTGACAGTTTGCATCATCGTCATAGTATATTGAAGCAGTAGCTTGGGAGAGAAAAAACATGTTACGGATTAAGGAGAGATCTCCTCCGACGGTAGTGTCAATGTGTATTCCGTATTTTCCACCTTCGATTTGGAAACCGTCTATTTCAAGTTGGTTCCCTTGGATCGCGGAAAGACCCGTGTAGGATTGGACTTTGATAACGGATTTTGTGTTGTCACTGCACTTTAGATGGATCGCGGAGCCAGCGGCGTTCCCCGCGCGCGAGCCCATTCCCATTAATGTTATCGCTCGATCGATAACGAGCCCACCATCTACGCCGTAGAATTCATTCCTTGGACGCGGGAAGACAAGCATTCCACTAGTCGGTGTTGCGTCTATGTCAGCTTGGATGGTATCTGTTTCATCACTTTCGTCACCGATGGCACTACACATGCGGACACCATCAGCGAGGGGCTCACGGATACCTATTCCAACAATGTTTCTTGCAGGACGGCTGGGAGCAGGATCAGGCATTTCAGGAACACTCCTTGAGTTGCTGACGAAGTTCGTGGTAGTCGGCAAGAAGGATCCAAATAGATGCATGCGAGGGGATGCTAGTGAGGTAGGTGGCAAATTGTTGTTGCATCTCTGGGGTGTACTCGCGAGGTGTAGGGCAAATGGAAAGGTTAGAACTTTCCGCGCCGGAGAGCAGCGAGCAACTCGGCAGGAGTACGAGCAGAGCGAGCACGAATGTTGTCCTGACGGCGGTGGACATCAGCTGCGTCACGGAGGTTCTCCAGTTCTTCATCACGGCGTCCTGCTCGTTTTCCGACAAAGTAGGTGAGGGCCAGGGTGCCTAGGCGAATGAGTGGCCCGAAGATACGACTGAGGAATGTTTTTGTCCATGCGAGAGCGGGGCCTATTATCGGAGCCATCTAACGGTCCATTCTCGGACTTGCTTCGCGAGGCGGTTATGCCAGCCACGAGCGAACTGGGCCTGGGATGGTTTTATCATAAGGGACATAAGGAAGTTTTGACGGATCATAAGGAAGATAGCAGAGAGGGAGCGATTGTTGGCACGATTGACCGCACGCTTGGTCTTTGGTCCAATACGGCCGTCCGCTGCGGTTCCTGCAGCTAGTTGAAGCCATTTCGTCGATCGGCGAACGCCATGATGGACAGCTGCATCGACGACGAGGTCAAGGAGGAACTCGTCCTTGATCCATTCGAATGGGGCGATATAGTCGGCCCGGTAGATGTCTTCTGCTTCACGGTGGGTTAGTGCTTGGACATCGCTGGCGGTCGCGCGACGCTTGTGCTGTCGCAGTGTCCGCAACGTAATGCCGAACTTCGTTGGTCCACCACGATCGCGGGGATGGTTCGTGAACTTAGTCCCTTCCCGACGAATTATGTTGGCTAGAATTTCCTCATGCATTTTGGAAGTTCCTTAGATGCGCGTGTTTCTCACGGAGTTAGCGCAGTCTTGCGCTCTCCTGAGATGTCTCCTGCTGTAACTCATGAGAAACGCACAGGCAGCAGCACTGATCAGACACAGCGCGCGAGATGACGGGTCTCCGGCCCATATGACATTGCGCAGGGCTTAGATTAGCTGTCACCTAGGTATTCCTTTCCTTAAGGGGTTACGGCTTTGTTCGGCACTAGCCACGTCAAAAGGCCAACAACGATTGATGCGATCGTAGCGTACGTGGCGTCTGTTAGGCCCAGGAAGAAGTCCAGTCCTAGGACGTTTCCTAGCACAAATCCGAGGCCGGTCAGGATGGCAACGATTGCCTTGTCAATAGTTGTGATCATTAGGGATTACTCCTTTCATCGCTCCAGGGAGCAGGGCGCGCCCCCCTCGTTCTCGATTGTGCATCATTAAGTCTATCAATGCGAGCACGGAGATCTTTCAGCTCTTCCAAAATCTGCTTGTAGCTCCCGCTTAGACGTTGTTCGACGCGCTCCAGTCTTTGTTCAGAGTGTCCTATTTCGCTTTTGTTCACCTCGATCCGGGTGTCAGCTGCCATCGCCCAACTTGCCACGGCTCCCGCGAGGATCAAGGTGGAAATAATGTGACTTATGCTTACGCTTCTCTCAAGGTGCCACCCTTGGCGGCTCACATTCTCGTTCATGGCCTTCGTCTTTCCTTCTGTAGCTACCATGTTACGAGTACTCTAGCTGGGGTTAATTTTTCGTTAACAAAGGGCGGGGCATTTTGGGGCCAGGGGCTCTAGCTAGTCTGCGCTGTGAGCCATGTATCGTCCTTAGCTTCCTTGTAGATTTGCAGTCCCTTTAGTGTGAAATGCCCATCGAGGTCACTTGCACTTGAGATTGTGTCCCCGATGCCGAAGGCATCAAGGTCTGCAAGCGCTGGGAGCGAGTTCGTTGTATCACCACTTGACAGATTGCCATCGACGGCGATTTTTATATCATTCGGTATAACACGCGCGGCGATGTTATGGGACGCGTTAGGTGTAAAGCCAGCGCGCTTTTCGTCTGCTGTTGTCGCTCCACCATTTACGACGATCAATCGAAGCTCATCTCCTGGGTCATAGGCGAGGAGGATGCGGTCTGTCGCACCGCCACTTTCTGCAAAGTCCACAACGCGCCACACTGTTCCACCAACATCAGCCTTCTTCCACACTATACCTTTCATTAGCAGGGTGAAGCCGACTGTTTCATCGTACCAGTCGCTGTAGGAAGGGAGAAGGAAGGATGTTGCCGCGCGTGGGGTCGCTGCCACTTCAACATACGACGAGAGTTCATCGGCCTCTTTCAGGTCTGCCCCAAAAATGTAATGTGCATCGCCATTGACCTCTGTCTGACTTGCATCTGCATCTGCACTGATGAAGACAAAGCTAGGCGCTGTCGCCCCGCTTCCGATGCTACCGACCATCCACAACACGTACCAACCACCTCCAATGTCCACGAGGCCGCTGTCGTCTATCGCGCCGGTTCCTAGCACGGCTGTGCTACCCATTGCTCCCGTCTGCAAGTTCGCCCATGCATCTATTTCATTTCCACCAGTGGCACAACGAAGATGCGCCCATGTACTACCTACTGCGTGCTTTGCGCGGATGCTAATAGCAATAGTCGCGTCGCCGGTGATTGTCATTGCATCAAAGATAGCTGACGCGCCGCCATTGTTTGTAGCTAGAGAGGCTGTTGTGCCATCGGGAGCTAACGTAGTGTCTGTGGACACCGTGAGGCTAGCTTTTTGCCACGCGGCATCTGCAAAATCATTTGGCTTAGGTACGAGGTTTGTTCCAGCGGGCTCGAAAAGGACCCCGTTGTTGTTCCACGTTGTGCCATCAAAGGAAAAGGAGGGCATCGCAGGAACGTTGGTACCGAACGTCGTCAAGGTGCCGTCACTGGCGAACGTGAGCACGTCGCTGGCGCGCGCCAACGTGCATGTGGCGCCGACACGTTGGGCACTGGCAAGGTCTGGCTCTGTGAACACTTGGCTAACGACTAGGGAAGGGTCTGCACGGCCTCCGCCATGTCCACTCCCACTGTCCCTTCTCGTGTGCCACCGCGCGTGATTAACTTGGCTCCCCAGTGCGGGAACATGATTATAGGCATGATAGAGGCTCATGAGCTGCTCCGCAGCTCTAGAGCATGTTAACGGTTATGGCCTCAGAGCCGCTGCCTCCAGCGACAGTTGCCCTGATAGCGGGTGCCTTGAATTCAGCATTAAAGGACTGTTTAGCGGTCACGCTAACGGCCGCACCAGCTTGGTCAAGCAAGTCATAGGCGACGGTTCCCAGGAGGGTGTTGCTGATTTCGAAAGTCACTGCGGCGCTGTCGAATGTTCCTGTGACGAAGAAAGTGTAAAAGTGATGCTTATACGCATGTGCAGGGGAGGGAACTTCAATCCACGAGCCGGCGCCATTAGCGGCGCCCGAGAGAAGTACGCTCATCTTCTCTGTCCTTTCGATGGCGGTCGCAAGTGCGACCGTTGTTGTGAGGATGATTGCGGAGATGGTTGCTGTTGTGAAGGCACCTGCGCGCCACTGCGTGGCACGTCGATGGTCGCAAGAGGTGTTCCTTGGGAGGTGACTTCTTGAATACCTACGTTCTTGATCTCTACGAAGACCTGCTGGAGAATGTCCTCGGCTCCGGTAGCTCCAATGTCCCCACCGCCGCGACCGTCGTATTTGCCAGCGATCCTCAAGACATCGCGCGCAGTAGCGCTCTCAATGCGAGGATCCCCGCACTGGAGCGCTCTCCGCAGCGCGCCAATCGCACTAGGAACTAGCGCCTTCAGTTCCCTCTCAGCGTCTTCGTAGAGGCGCAGCAAGAGCGCCTCCACCCTGGGACTGCTCAACGTAGAACTCGTGAAGCCATAGCTAACGTTCAAGAAGTCCGCTATCTTCTGTGTACTAAAGCCGCTCATGTGGAGAGCAATGATCTGGAGGTGAAGAGGACGAAGGTCCTGGACAAGGCGCCTTTGCTCTTCTGTCGCGCCCATCGCCTTGATGAAGCGATCCCGACCGATCGTTGCAACATCAACAGTCTGTTCTTGGTCCGCTAGAAGTGCCTTGAAACGCTCAAGGACCCCTTGCTGGGTGGCTGGCGCGGGAGAGCTAGTCAAAGAACGGCTCTTCTTTAAAGGAGAGCGCATAAAGAGGAGGCTGTTTACAAGGTTGTTCGGAGAGTTGTTTCAGTGTTGGTGGGGATGTTGGAGACTGCGCTCCGCCTTCGGCGGATCGATGGCCTTCCTTGAGGCGCCCTGTCAGGGAGCAAGCTCTCGCGCGATGCTCCTCGGAGGACCAAAGGTGCTCGATCGGGGTCATTCCTATTGCCAACCCTCCGCACTCAAAGCACGAACAACCGCGACGAAAAGATAGTCTTTCAGTTGTTGCTCGATCGGGAGTTCTTTGAAAGGAACTAAGCAGGGATGTTGTTTCACATCAGCATCTTTGACCGGTCCATAGACCCAGCCATCCGCATATTTGGAGTCAAGCCACTGATCATGCTGTGCGCTAACTGATGTACTTTCGTTAACGAGACGGAACCGGACACCGTTGAGGGTACTTTGCCGTTGCCATTCTGGCGCTTCATCCCAAAGACCTTGGGTCTCTTCCCCTAAGACGTGGCAGTAAGAGACATTGGTGTCGTGTGCTACGCGCGCGATATCTTCGATCTTGATCATTATACGGTAATCCATTCCTTTGGTGCTTTGAGCGGAGCGAAAAGCCCGCAGGGCATTCCCCAAGGAGGTTACGACTACGCAGCAGTCGTTGTCAAGCCTGCAAGTGCCGGAGGCACTTGGGGGAGCAATTCCTGCATTTGTAAGTTTTTTAAATCAGGCATAAATTTAAGAGCCACGTCGAAATAGTTAGCATGCTAACAAAGGGGGGGCTACCCCCTTGTTTACTAACTAGTGGGGAGAAAATCATTAGGTGGCTAGTGCTTAGGGGACGCTCTAGATAAACGGACATTCCGTCCCTGGGAGGCAACTAGTTAGCTAGCTAAGAGATAGGAAGCTAGTGATTAGGGTGCCCAAGAGGAGCTAGGGGGATTTTAGGACTAGAAATAAATGCAAATTAACTGGTTCTAGGTGTTGACATTTGATGGCTTTGAACCTATATTCCTAATAGACACCAACCAAGAAGGGACACGATCATGTACTTCCATAGCCGTCTAGCGATGCCCACGCACTACCGCCCATTTCGCGTCACACCGACCTTGACAGTCGTCTGGAGCGACTATTTCCGTCGTTGGGAGCTGATCGTGCGCGATCCGTCGGGTTTATCACGCACCATCGGCCGCTTTTCGACCAAGTTGCGCGCCATTGAAGCCAGCAACACCATTGCTGCACGTTGAAAGGGACAAAATGATGACCACGGCACGAATTCAGGCAATCGAGTACTTGCTAGATGCCTACTCGGCTGGCAATCTTTCAGATGACCAATTAGAGCAAAAAATGTCCGATTTAGGCCTCTCCGGCACTTTTTCAACCGATGGTTACTGGTGCGGATATGACACACATACTGCATATGGTGTGGAAATCCCGACAGGCATACTACGCCAGTAGCCCATTTGCGGCTTTTCCTCTCTCGCGCCTCCTCATAACCTCCTGTCTCTCCACAACAATTCAAACACCTGAAAAAGCACAACTTCTACTAATCCCTTAAAATAACCAACCCGCAGGGCTGTTTTAGTTAAGAAAAAACGAATGAAAATCACCAACGTACAAAAGTAATTTGCATTACACCTAGGGGGGCCCTCTTGAGGGCTCTCTAGGGCTCTCTTAGCCTACTATATATGTATATTTATTTTTTTTTGACCCTGTGGAGTAAGCCCGCGCCCCGGAGGTGGAAGCACTTTTTGTGTATTTGTTCGATTGTTGTTCAGTTGCAGTGGGTTAAGGGTGGGTTTGGGGTTTTCATGTCTTTGCAATTGTCGGAATTGTGGAGCGGTTACAGTGGGTTAAGGAATGGGCACTTTTCACCTTTTGCAAATGGCCTAGTAGGTCGGCCGCGCGCGAGGCACAAGATGTTGTGTTTATTTTGGATTTTATATGAATTCGATCGAGCGCCCCCTAACTATTCCGCAACCGTACCCCCTTGTTTTCAAACACTTTACCCAAAACGCCCAAATACAACCCATTTCCCTAAGCCCTTGCTACGAAACAATACTTTTGATTTCTTTGTCCAGCTACTTATCTTTTAGCTACAAGAAAGGTCTTTGCAACTAGCTAGTGGCGTGCTATGAAGGCCTTAGAATGATCATTGATGATGAAAGGGACCTAGTGATGACGGCGAGCGGCCACGGGCCGCGCGCAGCTTACAAGACACCTGCAACAACGATCGAACGATCAAACATGAAGGGACAACAACTGATGGCAACTCATAAGGAAGTAGCACAAGCATGGGCCGCAGGACAGGTCGTGCGCGCCGGGGCTTTAGCATGTATCATGAAGATGATGTTATCTATAGCTACGAAACGCACTTTCCAATCGCCCGTTTCATCAATCCGCCACTGGCGGATCGCACCGCTAAGTCGATCGTCTTGATTACATCTCGTCGCTACAGTGTCTCGACGGCTAAGCATGTGGGAATTGTGTGGCGCGCGCTGGACTATGGTCATGGCTCACGTGAGGTGATTAGGGTTGATAACGTGATGGCCACGAGTATGGCAGAGCATGAGGGCAATTTGGACGGGCTGCGACAGGAAGCCGACGAGTGCCGTCTCAGGGCATCCCGCGCCTGTCTGCACTCGCACAGTACTCTCTAGACCGCGCGGCGCTCTGTGACCGCACAGCGGCCCGCTACCGCGCCTTGTTTTGCCCTGCGGACAAAATCTCCTGACCGAGCCGCCTCTGGCGGCGCATAGTGCCAAGCGTGCGGC